ACTGATAGCACCCGGGACAGATGACCGCATAGTAATGGTACAAAAAACTGGTAAGCTCTGGAGTGATCCGGGAACTGCGCTTAAAGATGCTAACAATTCAATTGTTGATTTCTTGCGCGGAAGTATAAGTAAGCTGCCTGAATAAATACACTTAACAGAAATGGAATTAAAACATGATAAATGAAATGAACGGCGTATTTATACAAGGACACCTTAAGATCTATGATCCGGAAACTGGCGAAGTTCTTGTTAATAAAAAGAATGCTATACATTACGAAAATATGAGTATAGCGTTAGCACAAAGTTTAGCCAACGCAGGCACTGGACCAATTTCGGAAATGAGTTTCGGAAATGGAGGCACTAGTATAGACCCAACTGGTATTATTACTTATTTAACACCTAACTCAACCGGTACTAATGCCAGTCTGTATAATCAGACATACAGCAAGGTAGTTGATGACCGTAACGCAAGCAACTTAGATCCTACAAGAAATAAGATTGAAACACGACACGTTAGTGGTACAAACTATACCGACATTGTTGTGACTGCTTTGCTAGATTACGGCGAGCCTAATGGTCAAGATGCATTTGATACTGCGTCAAATACAAATTCTATGTTTGTATTTGATGAGATTGGACTAAGAAGTGCACCGGTTGCCGGGCAAACTGTTGGAAAGTTACTTACTCACGTTATTTTTCACCCAGAACAAAAGTCACTCAACCGATTAATACAGATCGATTACACTGTCCGAGTACAGAGTCTTAGCGGAGGAAACGTGTAATGGCTTATTACTTGAACTATACAGACGAGTTTAACAAAGGTGTAATTATAGTTGAAGAGCGATCTTTTAATGACGATAACACTAGTTTACGTATACCGGGCAAAGGTTATGTAAACTACGGCGAGATGATGGGCGAGAACTTGTTGCACATGCTCGAAAACTTTGCGTTCTCGTCTGCACCTTTAAACCCGGTAGAGGGCCAGACTTGGTACAACACAACGGATGGTGTTGACCAATTAATGATCTACGACGGTACTCGTTGGTCACCAGCAAGCGGCATATTTAAAGCATCGGCGTCGCCAGCAGCAGATAACGCCGTTGCTGGCGACTTATGGGCCGACACAGCTAGTCAACAGTTGTATCTTAGTACAGGCAGCGGCTGGCTGTTAGTTGGACCAGAGTTTTCGCAGGGATCATCTACCGGGCCTCGAGTTACAGTACTCGCAGGAACAGATAATGTTAATTACCCTGTGTTAATTATAGATGTAGACAACGTACCGGTTACTATCTTCTCAGTAAGTCAGTTTAGACCAAAATCTGCTATTGACGGG